CCCGGAGATGCAACGGTCTGTCGTATCCGCTTGCCGCCGAAGCCTGGAGAGATCAGAAGATTGTCCGCCGAGCAAGGATCCGGACTGGTTTCTGTGGAGCGGTCGCAAATTCCCGCGGCAGAGCCGTATACACCTCCGCAGCATCCGGAGCAAAGCTGGACTCGGCGTCCGGTTGGATCTGGTTCTGTTGCATCATGGCGCGCAACAGCATGCCGAGCAGTCCGTCGCCCGTTCTTGCTGATGGATTGTCGGTTACAATGAACGGACTATAGTCCAGATCATTATATGGATTCCGTTCCGGGGGATCCAATTCAAGCGTCGGGCGGGGCGGATCATCAAAGGGTTTGGCAGGATTCTTGGGCGGGATAATGGGCGGATCCTTAGTCCACGCGGGAGGAGCACGCCTGAAGCGCTCGGGTATCTCCGTTCCCATGATTGCGAGATTTGGCCTTTGACGAAAATTGCCTCTAACGGAAAAGGTCATGTGTTTCCTCATCCCGGGCGCGAGCTGATACTCGGCCCTGCTTTCTGGACAACTTTGAGACAGGATTCGAAATGGCTTGTTGAACCAAGTCTTCGCAAAGATGCATCGATCAAAGATTTTTAGGATAAGATCTCACTACGGGTCATAGATCACGGGGATACGAAGCGATATTCGCGCGGCAATCGCGTCCAACTCGTGCTGAGTTTGCGGGTACGCCTCATAGACAATTTTCGTCCTGATTGCGCTGGCAATGTGCCTCGGATTCCAAGTCCAGTAATAATTTGGCACTGTACCTGTCCCTTCAAACCTTCCCCGCAAGATCTTTCTAACGAAGACGCTCTGCGGAGGCCATTCAACCAGGGGGTCAGCGCCTCTCGCTGCATAGAAACCGCGGACAAAATCCTGGTATCTCTTGTAACCTTCTTGATATTCAGGAGGAGCGCTGGAGCATGGCTCGATGTCCAGACGTTTGGGGCCTTCATCTTTCGCCGTCGCCAATAATGGACACCAAAGTGGATCGTTCGCATAGCGCCATGCGACGAGGGAATTCTTCAATACGAAGGCCTCCTCCGATGCGAAAAGGAGAAAGCTTGCGCAGTCCAAAAGACAGTAGTCGTACACGACAACGGTTGCGCGCCGGTCCTGGAGCAGATTTGCAAGTGCCACGGTGGTGGCTGTATCTCCATCTCCGCCGTGACTTCGAACTACAAAGAGACCCTTCTCTTCGAGGCTCTTGGCCAACGAAATATCCTGTTCCGAAGAAATCGTTCCGTCCAAACACAAGATCTGTTTATCGAAATCAAGCGCCAGTGGACGCTTCACGTCGCCCCGGCAGTACGCCACGGCGCGAGCGTAATTGGTTTTCTCTGAGTCCAGCTGCTGGGCGCTTGAAACTTCGGTACCCCAACAGACAAGAAGCAAAGCACAAAGGACTATGAGATTCGCGCCGCGGGAAATCAAAGAGCGAAAACCGACCGATACCGCGTTTGATCTCTCTTCGTCGCGCGCACTATCGCAGCGTCGACAACCAGGGCAAGCGAGATGAAACGTGTCCGTTAAACACTTGGTCCTGCCAAGACCCCGGCGCGACATGTTCAATTCCAGTGCCTACACTTCGCCACTCGAACAACAATTGCATTTAAAGAACATAACAAGAACACTGTCAATGCCTGTCCAAGCGTTTCGGGACCTCTCGGGCGTTGACCGGCCCTTCATAGATCTGCCGCTCTTCATTGCCTGCGACCTGCCCAGCAGGCCAGCGCCCTCGCCGCCGTAGGTTTCAGGATCGTATTCATATCCGTCGCGAGCATTCATGCTGGCCATCAACCCAATTCCTTATCCATGATGATGTGCTTCCCGTAATAGCCGTCGAGCACACGCAGCCAGCCCTTGCGGCCATAGATGCGGACGCACTTGCAGCCCTCCGCTATCGCGTAGGTTTCGATCTGAGCGATCAGCGGCAGCCAGCGCTTCATGTCGGAACCGCCGCACACCGTGATGATGCAGACCTTGCCGATCTCGGAATTGATCAGGATGGTCGCGGCGGCGGATTCCACCGTTCGTCCATTCCAGGCCATCCACAACAGGCTGCGCCCGGCAAGAATATCGGCTTCGATATCCTCAAAGGCGTTCAGTTTGGTCCGGTAGCAGGCCGCCCTCAGCAGAGCGTTGACATGCGGCCAGAACTCATGAACCCGCTTCGGGTCGACGCAAACCAGTTCAGCGGAGGATGACATAGAGAAACGTACGCCGGAGTTGGCATGGGTGATGGTGAATGAGCCGCGGGTGGCAATGCGAATTTCGTCGCTGTCCTGCTCGGCGTCTTCCATCGTTGCCTCGGAACAGCGGATTGCGACGTATTCCGGAGGTTCGTTCGCAGTGACGTCGCCTAATTGCTTCGCTCGATCGAAATCCCACGACAACGCTGAGCGCTTAATGCGTCTCCAAGACGATCAGCCGACATGCATAAAACCATATGGAAGATCGATCGTATCGAAGGATCTTAGCGATTGCACTTGTTGCTCATTGATGGTCCCGACCAAAATACAAAGTCTACTCTGATCGGGCTCCTTTCCGGAAACGACACCCAGACGCGACTGTCGGTGAACCGACCTGACACCGTATAGAATCGGCTCGTGGGGATAACCCAATTTCTTCCAATCTTCAAAGCTCTTCGAAAGAGCTATCGCATCCAGCAGAGCTGTCGAGGGTCCATCCGCCTCGAGCGGAGTTTGGACATCCCAAACGTCATATTTTTCCTCGTCGGCACGTTCCGTGGCGAAAACCAGTGAAACGATTACGTCGTATCTCATCGAAATCTCCAATTCGGATGTTGGAGATTATCGCCATAGGCGATCGCGCGCTATATCCTTCCAAGAATACTGTGCAAGCTCTTCCGGGTCCGGTGTACGTCCGTTCCTGTTGCAAAGCCATAATCGATCAGCTGCCCTGGCTTCGCATGCGTCTTGAAAACGCCTGTTATTAGGACGCCTAAACCTTTCGCAGCTGTCGTGCTCCCCTATCCAGCGGTCGAGACATGGATTTTGTTTATCGCCTCCGACCAGCGCACGACCGTCATTTGGCTGATCTGCTGGAGAGACAACGTCTATCTCACGACTTCCCTTACTGATTGGCGTATTTGTTGGCCTGATTCCCGGAACCGGAGGCTTTTTTTGATTCAGGACCGTCGCGCCGCCCAACGATGCCGCGACGCCACCCAAAATCGCTTGGGCTGCCGTTATCCCCCCTCCGACTGCGCAACCGGCGGGCCCGAGGCCACAGAGCCCTATGGCCTGCGCGTATTGCGACCCCGGTCTCAGCGGATCAAGCGACGCATCGGAAACGGCCACTCGTCCATCACTAGCCGAGATCGCACCTTGCTGCTGAACAGCAGGCGACACCCGCACAAGCCGCCTGACGTTCGGATTTGCCGGCGCGGAGGGCATCTGTTCCCGATCTCCGCCAAACGACCGGGGCTGCTGCTGATCCGCTTGCAACGCAAGCCACCTGCCGAGCAAGCCGCCTGGCGGAATACCGGAGGCGTCCACTGGCGAGGCGCTTGGTTGCGGCGCGTAATCAGCCCTTTGCTGCTGAAGGCTCTGCGCCCGCTCCGCCTGCTGCAGCATTTCAAGCAGGTTGTTCAGCATTGGACCACGATAACTTCTGGAATCGAATTCATTGGGAGACGAAGAATTCAAACGAGCCATCAATTCAATTCCTTGTCGGTAGTGATGTCCTTATCGTCGTAGATCTCGAGCAAGCGCAGCCACCGGTCGCAGACGCGAGCGCGGTACAATCATTGTTTGGTGCACGCTTCGACTGGTTGATCAGCGGGAGGCAGCGCCTCATGCCGCGGCCTTCGGCATGCGGCCATGAACGCAGCCCTGCCGAATTCTGAGATGCTCGGAGCTGTCGCGCTGCGGATCTGACTGTGAAACGCCTGGCGCGGCCGGCAAGAGATCTCGGCCTGAAGGGCTACTGGGTTCGGCCCGCTAAAGGCGTTTGTCGGTCGCAAGCCTTGCTACGGCATCAACGTGGGATGCGACCAGAACTCATGAACCCGCTTCGGGTCCTCGCAAGCCAGCTCAGCCGTGGATGGCATAGAGAAACGTGCGCCCTGACGTGGCGGAATTGGTGTGGGTGATGGTGAACGAGCCGTTGGCGACCGCGCTCACGAACATGGTGCCGTTGCCGGCCTCCGCCGCAGCACTCGCGGTCGTTGGCGTCAGCAGCGGGGTCGATCCGGCCGCGCAGTTCCTGTCCGATACGACGGTTGTCGCGCTACCGGTCGCGAGCGTCACGGTTCCGGCCGCGTTCGATCGCCCCGCCGCGAGCTGCTGAATGGCCAGAACGATCTTCTTCAGATCGATCTCGGTAATTCCGGGAACGTAGGCGGTCATAGCGTGCCGCCAGTGGTGAGATCAGGCACGATGCCCGCGCAGAATGTCCATGAAGTCGCGGCCGGAATCCGCACCTTGAAGCGGGAGTAGCGGGTATCGCGCATCACGTCGCAACGGCCGGTCCTGGCATTGACCGGCACTTCCGTTCCGGCGACGGCGGTTGCGGACGGCATATCGCGATACGACACCGAGCCATACAGCGTGACTGCATCGGTGATGGGACGAAAGCCGCGGATCACAATGCGGTTCTCGTCCGTCCCCTGCTCAGCGCTTTCGATGGTCGCCTCCAGACTGGCGCCCCGGAAGAAGCCGAGCACATGCGAGGCGGAGAATTGCGCGATTTCCGGCTGCACTGCGGTCGCGTAGGCATCCAGGCTCAGCGTCAGGGCGTCCAGCGACGACGAGATGCTGTCGAGATTCTCCAGCGTCAGGCCGGTCTGCGAAATGCCAAGCAGATATTCTCCCGTGACCGACACCGGGAAAAACCGCTCGAGCACGAAATCATAACCAAGTAGTCTGTCGTAGGTGCCGGCCGTGCCGGAGACCGATTTATAGGCCCAGTATACCCGCGTGCCGCGCGGATCCGCGGCGCCCGTGAACAGTTGCAGATTGCCCTTGTCGAGATCGGCGAGGAATGTGCGGTCGACCTTTTCCCGGCCGATCTGCTCGGGCACCCCGCCCGGCTCGATCTTGTGAAAGCCCTGCCCGGCGTAGAAAAAAATCCGTTCACCGGCCCGGATGATCGAGTATGGCGCATACAGCCCCTTGTCCTGCGTGATGCGGTCGATCTGAAAGATGATCGGCGACCCCGGCACATAGGACATCCGTCGGATCGCCTGATCTTGGAAGATGATCCCGGCCTCGCCGCCGGCCACGCCGCGGACGATGCCGCCATCGGGGAAATCCTGAAAGTCCGACGAACCGATGCCGCTGGTCCAGCTTGTGGCCGCGTTGAAACTGTTCAGCCCCGACCACTGGATCCGGTAAGGCGTCGAGAGCAGACCGGAGAGTACCAGGAACCGTCCGACCACGCTGATGTACGCTGCTTGCGGCGGCGAGCCCAATGCATCGGCAAACGCCGTCGCAGACGAAAGGTCGAACACCTGCAGCACCGCGTTGGCTTGCGTCGCGAACACCAGATTTCCGGTCTGCGCGAACTGCCATTGCGCGGTGGAGGACAGCGCCGAATAGGTCGACGCATCCTTGGAAACGTCGGACCAACTGAAATCGGTATTGTTGAGTTTGTAGAGCCTGGTGCTGGTACCGGCGAAGGTGACAACGGCGCCATCGGATTTCAGTGCGTAGAAGGCACCCCTGCAGGCTCCCGGGAGCGCGGCCGTGTAGGCCGAAAAGGACGGAAAGGGTCCGTAGCCGTCGCCGCGCGGAATCACGTTCAGAATGTTGCGGGTGGCCTGGCCTTCATAGTCGCTGACGTCAGGGCGATAATCGCCAGTGGCAAGGAGCGGCATTATTCTGATATCCATGGATCGGGTTGAATGGTGGCCGACGTCCAGATTTCGACCTGCGTTGGTTTGTCGGACCAAGGCTCGGCTTGCATGGCTTTCGGCGCCCACGCTTCGCTCTGAACCGCTCCAGCCGTCCAGCGGTCAGCGTCGAACGGCCGCGGAAACCATGCTTCGAGGTTACGGGTGGAGCTCGCGCCGTTGCCGGTTACGAGGAAGGAGCCGGCGCCGGATGATATCGAGGCGACGAACGCCGCCGCATTTCCGGTGACGGCGCATGCGCCAACGGACCACACGATTCTCGTGGCAAACGCCACCGCGATGCCGGCCACCGAATAGCTTCCGGCGGAGGCCGGTAACAGAACCGGAAATGTAGCGGCATTGCCGTTGACAGAGAAACCGGCGGTCGAACCGGGCGACCGCGTACTGAATGCCGCGGCCTTACCGGTCTGCGCGAAGACGCCCGTACTTGATGACTGCAGGACCGGAAGCAGCGCCGCTATCCCCGTGAGCGTAAAGGCTCCTGCCGATGCCGTCAGAGTGACCGTGAACGGGACATCGGTCGGCGCGCATCTGCGTGGCCGCCGTCCTGATGTCCTATGCTTGAAGACGCGAAAGCGGTGAGACATCAGCTTCTCAACTCCGAAGTTCGTTTAACGCCTCGCAGTCGCTTTTTGGCGCACTTCACATTCGAGAGGGTGCCCGAATCCCTCGGCATGAAAAAAGACCGCATCGCTGCGGTCTTTTTCAAACCTCGATCAACGTCCTGATCAGACAGCTCGCTTGAATTGCTCCCGCACCGCCTGGTTGGCACGATCGAAGGCAGAGCGTGTTTCCGTCAGTGCCGCCATCAGAGCCGACCACGACTGAGTCCCTGCCTGACTCAGTTTGAGGAGTCGCTCCTCCGCCTCGGCGGCGTCGGCCTTCATGCGCTTCAGCGTCGCATCGATTTCGCCCCGGCGCTCAGCGGCGAATTCGCCGGCAGCGGCGCCAAGCTTGTCGGAGGCGTCGCGCCACGACTTCAATTGCGCTTCGGCTTGAAGTTTGAACGTCGCCTGCTGCAACTCGAGCTGCTTGCCGAAGCTCTCGACATACCTGCTGACTTCCGCCTCGAAAGCGCTCCACTCCGACTCCAGCTTTGTCTTCGCGCTGATCCAGGCGGGCTCGCCGGCTTCCGCGTGCTTCTTGACGGTGTCCAGGAAGTCGTCGCGATTTTTGCGCAGCTCGGCGAGCGCCTTGCTGGCCTTGTCGCGAACATCGGCCTGCACCGTGCTGGCCCTGCTTTCGAGCGACGTCAGCGTTGCGTCCATTTCATCGAGACGCTCTTTGGCCCAATTCAAATAGAAGTGGATACCGCTCCGCGTAGACATTGGCTGAACTCCATCATTTTCCACGGGTAGGACCGCCCGTCCCGCTGCTTAACATGCCGCTCCGCTCCATTTTTGATATGAGTCAAATCAATGTCGGACTGACCGCCGGCCGAGGCACGACGTCCGGCCGGCCAGATCCGCGGCTGATCGCGGCAGTATCCCTTTTCAGCGTTCTCCGAACGGCAACTATGAGACCTGTCTGCGGGACACCTGCTATCCCCCGTTCTACGAGCCGGCCACCTCAAGACCATGCAGAACGAGTCGATTGCCGCAACAGCGCGAAGGGCCTGGGACAAGCTCACCACCAATATTCTGGAGCGGCGCCTCCGTGATCATCTTGCAGATCTTTATTCCGGTGACATCGAAGCGGCGCTCGATAATTGTGACGACGACGTCGATTATATTTCCAGCGTCCCCACTGGCATTCCGCCGCATCTCTGCCACCGCCGCGGCAAGGCGGAGACGGCAGCGACGTGGAGGACGGTGGCAGACCGATATCCCAAAATGCGTCACGAGATCCGGTCTATCGTCGCAGATACCAACGGAGCCGCAGTGATTATCAATGTTCCCTCTCACAAGCACGATAGCGACCGCGTCGTGTAAACGGACGTCGCGGACTTCCATACCTTCCGCAAAGGACGCATTGTCGAAATTCGGCAGTTTTCGATTCCTTCGACCTGGTTCAGCGGGTGATCGAGCGCGAGATCAACGTCGTGATTGACAAGAAATAGCACGCGGAACAGCGGCTCGCGGCGTCATTCAGCGGCGAGCCCCGGAGCGAGTTCCGGTGACCATTGCGCCGTGCGATTGCGCCCCTCGAATTTTGCCTGATAGAGCGCCTGATCGGCTGCCCGCAGCAAGGCATCGACGCCGGACATGCTCTCAACAGCAGCGGCGATGCCGACGCTTATGGTCAGGCTGAACTCCACTTCCTGCGCGGTCAACACATGGCCGGCGACCTTTTCGCGAATGCGCTCCGCCACAATCCAGGCTTGCGCCTGATCGGTTTCCGGCAGCAAGATCGCGAACTCTTCGCCGCCGAGCCGGCCGACGCTATCGGCGCCACGCTTGCCCTCGTGGCAGGCGGCAGCGACCCATCTGATGCCTTGGTCGCCAACCGCATGTCCGTAGCGATCATTGACAGACTTGAAATGATCGATGTCGATCATCAGCATCGACAGCGGCCGATGATAGCGCTGGAACCGGCTCCATTCCACTTCCGCCAAAACCAGGAAGTGCCTCCGGTTATAGAGACCGGTCATCGAATCGATGGTCGCGAGTTTCTCGAGCTGTTCCGCGTTGCGAATGAGGTCGGTCACGTCGCAGTAAGTGAACATCCGGCCGCCGTTTGCCATTTCGGCGCGGTGCACCCGAATGTAACGACCGTCCGGGATTTGTACGTCCTGCACGCTCGCGTCCGCCGTCGGCGCTGGCGAAGCGCGGCTGGCAGGAAATCCGCACATCAGTTCCACGGGGGCTTCGCCAGCGGCTGCATTCGGAGCGCGCGCAATCAGCTTCGCGTAGGCCGGATGGGCTGCGGCCTGCTCTTCCGTTACACCCCAGTACTCCCGCATCTTCCGATTCAGAAATTGCGTATTGAAATCCGCGTCAAGCAGCAAAACGCCATCCTGGATATTGTCCAGCGCGTTGCGCAGCACTTCCAGTTCGTCGGAGTGCCGGACAATATCGGTGACTGATGTGTAGGTGAGAAGCCGTCCCCCGTTTGGAAGGACCGTGCATTGCGCCCGGATGACCTCGCCGTTCGATCGGCGCAGGTCGAAGGGTGTGGTGTCGCCGGCTCTTACCTGACGTATGCGTTCGGCGGCGAATGCGTCGAGATCAGGTTTCTCCTTCTGGAAAGCGTTGGTATCGCGGCTGTGATACAACAACACGACGAAAGCGGGTTTCTTTTCGGCCATGCTGTCGGACACGTTCCACATCATGCGAAACGCGCGGTTCATGAATTGGGCGCGCATATCGCCGCCCAGCAGCAGCACTCCGATCGGGATTTCATCGAGCGCCAGTTTCAGGGCCAGCATCTGCCCGCTGACCATCTGGCGATGCCCGGGATGATCGGGCTCGACGCCAGCGTCGGGCTTGATGGCGTCGGCATGCTCGAATTCGAGCCCGAGTTCTTTCCCCGATTGCCATACCAGTTTGCAGGGCCGCGGCACGCCCTCACCGGAAATCAGAAGGTGAAAGTGCTCCGCAATGCCGAGCGGGCTTTCCACCTCGATCGTGGCGCCATGGTCGGAAACCCTGCGCACCACGCAGTTGATGGTTGATTGGCCGAAATTGCAGATGATTCTGTCGGCCAGAAATGTGCGGCAGTGATGGTTAATCTTTTGCTCAGGCATGTCGACGCACCCGCTATCCGAGCATCGCCGCCTTCGAACACACGGTCGGTCAGCGATGTCCACCATAGGCGCGCAGGTTTGCTTTAATGCGCCGCTAAAATCGGCGGTCGTGCGAGTGAGTAGGAATACGCGGGTTTGAAAACAATCGGAGCGGCGATCGGAAGCGCCATTCGTATCAAAGGTTGTTCTGGTTGCTGATACGGAAATTCGCCGAAAATGTCGAACCGATACGGACGGACCGAAGAGACTCGTGACGCTAGACCAGCTCGGCGAACGTCACGGATCCCGATACGTTCATCGCCCCGCTCGGCGCGGTGCCGAGGCGCACGCAAAAGGCCTGGCTTGGCGCGATGACAATGCGGTCGTCCTGCCCCGCGGGCGACCAGTAGAAACCGTTCAGGAAATTGAACTCTGTCGCCAGCAGTGTAACGATCGTACCCGATGACGTCGCGAGCGTGGTGTTGTTGATGGTTGCGGTGACCACTGCCGGGGTGTCGTTCGGCGTCATCGGCCTCGCGGTGATCGAGGTGCCGCCCGTCACGATGACGGTTGCCGGCACGCGCTTGAATGTAATGTCCTTGGCTTCCCAGGCTGTCAGGGTCTTTTGATCGATGTTGACCGAGTGAATCTCGATCGGGACCGCGGATGAGCAGAGAATTGTGAAGAGGTCCTGTGTGGCGGACACCGCCACGTTGTCCATGCTGACCGTGTAAACACGCGCCATTCTTTTAGCCCTTTAGTATGCGAAGCCCTGACGCTTCTCGATGAAGTTGATGAATCGGCGTGGTCCCGTCGTCGAAACCACAGACGAGACAATCGCGATTCCTTGGTATCCGGCGCTGCCGGACATGCCCCCGGGAGAGCCGCCACCACCGCCGCCGCCGCAGCCATACCCGGACGGAGAGGTTAGCCCGACGTTGCCACCACCTGCGCCGCCATGGCCGCCATAGGCGGACACGCTGGTTCCGCCGACACCGCCCGTTCCACCTTCGCCGCCGCCCCCGCCGCCACAAGCATAGCCAACGGATGACCCACTGATGGTTGATGAGCTACCATTGCCACCGGCGCCGCCGTTTCCTGATGAAGGGGCTTGCGCACCCGCGCCGCCTTTGCCGCCGCCGCCGCCCCCGCCATAGTTGACGCCGCCGGCAACTGCGGCGCCGCCATTACTTCCCTGTCCGGCGGTGCCTGCACCGCCCCCGGTGCTGCCGTTGCCGCCACCGCCGCCGCCTGACCCGCCACTGCCGCCGCCGCCATAGGCGCCGGCGCCACCGCCTGTTGCGCTATGGCCGGCAAAAGTGGTCGCCCCCCCAGCGGTCCCGATCGTACCGTAGCCGCCGTTAGCCGATCCGGGGGCGCCGGCACCGCCGGCGCCGACGACAACCGGCATGACACCGCCGACCAATGCAGCGCTTGAAGCGGACCCGGCCAGAACGCCGCCCGCACCGCCGCCGCCACCACCGTATCCGCTGCCGCCGCCGCCGCCGCCCGCCACAAGCAGATAGTCGGCATTGATGACGCCACCCGGCACGCTCCAGTTGGTTGTGCCTATCGACGTGAATTGTGTGACCGTTGCGAACTCGTAGATGATGCCGGGAATTGAAAGCCCCGGATGCCAGGAAGGCGTCGGCAGATCCCACTGATGAGGGGCCGGTCCCAGTTCGCGCAATGTCCGCCAGAACGTCAACGCCTTGACGAGGCCATCGAAGTTTCCTTGCCAAAGCGTGGCGCCGCCGACACCGCGCGCAGCGATCTTGTAGTGGAATTCGTCTCCCTGCGGCTCCCACCATTGAATGGCGCGACGAAATTTGAAGTCTGCAGAGAGAAGTAACCGGCCATCCCGAAATTGAGTGCCAGCCAGATCGATCATGCTACATGAATTCCTGGAAGTGACCGCGTCTCTTATCGCAATGTCGACCGTGCCAACGGAAGCCCTCGAGGCCACATCGACGATGGCTGCCGCATCCCTGATTTTCACGACCGACTACGTGATCGTCAGGATGCCGCCGACCTGGTCGATATCGACGGTGAAGGTATTGCCGTTGGTCAGCGTGATCGGCGCGCCATAGTCCCACCAGCCGACCAACGGCTTGGTCGACGATGTGAAATTATAAAGCACCGCATACTGGAACGGGCCGACCGGCCCGCCCGCGGCCGTCCACGCCGGATCGGCACCGCCGATGAACTTGAACGTGCCTGATGCTTGCGAGCCGGTGATGGTCCCGATGCTGGCGCCGCCGGCGGTATACCCGTTGGCGGTCGAAAGATCCGCCGGCGTGTTGTAAATCGTATTGGTCACGACCGGCGCGACATTGCTGAGATAGACCTTGTAGACCTGGGCGGTGCCGGTTTTCATGTCGTGCAGCGCATTGGCCACGTCGAGCACGAAGCAGTTGAACTTGTTGAACGATGCCATTTTGCCCTCATAGCGTTTTCAGGCGAAGCGGGTACCGGATCGCGTGAAAAACCGCGTCAAAAGAAGAGTCCCTAGATGATTTGACCGGAGACGCGAACCGTCATCGGTCCGGCGTTGAACGTCGAGGTCAGCCCGAGATAATTCAAATCGTTCAGCGCCGCGGTGAATCCGAGGCCCCAGGTCTGGATGCGGCCGTCTTCCTTGATGTAGGGCGCGGATTCCAGGAGCGCGCCGTAGAGGTACAGGTCCGGCGCAAGCGTCAGCAGCCAGTTCGGGTCGTTGGCCGCGAGTGGCGGAATATTCTTCCGGTACACCATCTCGATGGTGTAGGCCGTGTCCGGCGTCGGCGCGATTTCAATCTCGTCACCGAACACCGTGAAATAGCGCGGCCGACCCGCGACATCGGAGATGCCGAACCGATACTCGTCGATCTGTGTGCCGGACTTGAATTCCAGCGCGGGTTTTCCGGTGACGCTGGACAGGCGAACCCTGCGCATCGATTGAAAATCACTCGGCAACGAAATAAGCTCCGGCTCGCTCGATGCGGTATTGACCAGCGCGGTCGAGCGCTGCTCCATTTGCCGGACGAACAGTTGCCGGTTGAGCTTCGCCTCCGCTAGCTGGATGAAGGTTGGAATCCGCGCGATCAGCGTGGTGTCCTGGTCCCTGGCGAGATATTCGGTCACGGCCGCCTGCAGCGAAGAATAGTCCACGATTTGCATCACGATTGCCTCACTGACCAGCCGGCTTGCAGTTTCGGCCTATCGGTTCGCAAGTATGCCCATTCGGGATCGCCGAGCTTCTTCTGCACGATCACGTCGAACTCGGGCGTGAACATGCGCAAGGAGACGTTGCCCCTGGCGCGCTCCTCGTCCAGCCATCGCACGTAGATGACGTTGGGGATGCGCGCGACGTGCCGCCCCCAATCGCCGTGCTGTTCGTCGCGGCGCGATTGCCTGTTCCACTCCAGGATCGGCTCGACATCCTGGACATGCTCGATCGCAAGGTCCTCGCCGTTGCCGTCGAGGTGAGGCCGGATCCAGACGCCGTCCATCACGACATTTCCGTGACCCACAGCGTCCCCGCCGTCGCCGTGACGAGGCCATTGGAGGTCGCCTTGATCGCCGAGATGCGCTGGCCCGGACTGACGATGACATGCTCGACCGCGTTGGCCGGGAGAAACGTGTCGGCCGACGTCGCGGTTTGCGCGCCATCGCCGATGCGATAGCAGCAGGCGGAGTTGGCCACGAGCCGGACCTGCCAGGTCTCCGGGCCGAATGCATTCGCAACGGCGACGCTGGCGTCGAACGCGATGGTCTGCGTAACCCCGGCGCGAGAGGACGGTTGCTTGGGAAAGAACGACATTTTATGCGGCCCTCACGGCGACGGAGAAGTGCATCGGGATCGATGCACCGGAGGCGCCCGATGGCGTCAGCACCAGCACGTCGTCCTCGTTCAGATAGGCTGGCGACGGCGGTGTGACCGAGAATAACTGGCCGGCGGCGGATCCCGCTTGCGTAACCGTGAAGGTCGCGAGCGTCGCGGCGTTCGCCGATACCGTGACCGTGCCGTCAGCGGTGGCAATAGCGCCGCCGAGAATGCCGGTTGCCTTCAACAGCCGGCAACGGAAGGGAACGCGGATATAGGCGGCGACGGGCGTCGCGCCGCAGGAAGGCGTGTAGGCCGTAAGGTCGGTGGTATTGAGCGTGTGATTGCCGGGTAGCGACATCCAAGGTCTCCAGAAAAAGCGGGGGACGACCCGAGGGCCGCCCCGTAAGAGAAAATGATCCTGAGGACTCAGGATGCGGTGTTGTCGAATACGCCGCCGCTGGCCTTTTCATTGCGGGCGACCAGCGCGTATTCCGCCAGGATCTGACGCCGATCGGAGTCGCCGGTTTTCGCCAGCGGGATCGAGATCATGTTGCGGCCGTTCAGATAGGCCACCGCCCACTTGTCCATTTCCAGCACCAGCACGTCGCGCGCCCGCTGGAAGCGGTTCGCCACCACCTTGAGCTTGCCGAAATCGGACTCGTAGGCATCGACCGAAGCCACGATCTTCTTCGACTTGGCTTCCTCGATCGCGGTGGCGCGGCCGGTGAAGGTCGAAAACACCTGCTTGTTGAAGGCGCCGGTCATGATGGTGCCGGGCTTGCCGCCATTGGTCCAGATCGAGGACAGCACGGACTTCAGCCGTGCTTCCGTGAACGCGATCTGGGTGCCATCGCTGCGCGTTCCGGTGCCGTCGACGGCGGACGGATCGGCGGGCGAGCCGGCCGTGCCCTTCGAAGTATTGGACGCGATCCACGACAGGATCGAGGCCGTCTTGCGCGGCGTGGTCGTGTCGCCGGCGACTTTGGCCTGATTGGTGCCGACCAGAATGGTCTCGATATCGCGCTTCAGCTCGAGGCCCTTCAGCATTTCCTGATACGCCAGCTCGTTGTCGCGGCCGGCGTGATCGACCGCCTGCTGAGTGCCCGACACGCGCGCCACCTTGTAGGAAATCTGGCAGAGATTGCCGAGACGAACCGTTGGCGTGGTAGCCGTGGTGGTGGGATCGTCGCCCTCGAGCTGGGCATTCGACGCAGAAGCCGCGGCGAGCGCCTGCGTCTGCCACTCGTGATTCACGGCGGACGCCTTTTCCTTCTCGGCGCCGCTCATGAACGGCGTATCGGTCGGATCGATGCGATAAATCATATCCGAGAGATCTTCGCGGTTGCCAACCGCCTGGTAGGTGGCAAAGGTGGAAGTCGGTAAAGCCATATTCGTCATTTCCCTGAATGATGCCCGGCACCGCTCGGCCATCGGCTGCGCCAGGCGCAGTTGTTGGCCGCGCTTTGACCGCGCCGATGCGTTGGATCCTTGATTCGAGTTGGGTCTGAAGACCTCGGGCGCACGATGGCGCGGAAGCATTGCTTCCGGTTCGGCTTCCCTGATGTCTTCGCCGGGCGCCTGCTCCATGGCAGGGTCGGCGTTGGCGGATCGCCAATTCGGTGTGCCGCGGTCGCCGTTGTCGGCGCGCCCCGCAGTGGATTGTTGTACGAATGCGCGGCGAAAGGCTTTGTCGTGCGGCCGCCGCTTGATTCAAGAAGCCCGCGACCGATTTCCCGGCGCGGGCTCCAAAACTCTTGCGACGTTGAACATATGCCGGTGATTTGCCCGACGTGTCAACGATGCGGTTGGTCGATCGCTGCATTTAGTATCAGTTCGCGAATGAGTCTGAACGATCCCATGTCCCGGGCAGTCGCCGGCCCTCATAGGACCGAAGCCAGATCCAGACCCGTTAGACGCCGCAAGCGATGTGCGCCAAGCCCACAAAGCCTGTACTACCCCAGTCAAACGACAAGTTCGGTATGGCTATCGCTCCCTTCAATCTGAGTGACATAGAAGCCCTTGTTCATATGAAAGCTAGTTTGATCGAGAATATAGAGGACTCCGGGGGTGGGCGGAATGATGCGACGCGACTCCAGCCCCGGTCACAGGATCCCAAATCGCTTTCTGCGATCGCCCACTTGCGCCAACTCCTTCAATTCCGCCTGCGCCAGCTTGCCGTTGGCGACGATGGCGCTGAGATGATCGCGCACCTTGCCGACGATGTTGATGGCGATAAACAGTTTCTCGCGAGCTCCGACGTCATCGATCGTGGTGGACCGCCACGCGGCAGCGTAGCTGTCCTCCAATTCCATGAAGGTCTCGCTCAGCAATTCGTTATCGAGCAGTTCCCGCGCGCGGACGGCTCTTGCCGCGGCCTGATCAAGTCGGCTTTCGTCAGACATCGGTAGCCCCCCTTGCGCCGTCGCGCCGTGCTTTCGCATCGTGGCTGTGCGCCGTCGCCACCACGCCAGGCGCGGTCTCCGCAACATCCATCCGATGTTGAGCCTGAGTGTGATGCACCTTCTGCTGCTCGGTCGCGGCTTTCAGATGCGCGTCGAGCAACGCCATTCTGGCGTTGAGCTCGGCCTTGATCTTTGCCAGCTCGATTTCGGCCTGCATCTTCACCTGCTGATGAATGACGTCGTTCTGCGCCTTCTGCTGCTCGGCCTGTGCCTTGTGCGCTGCGGCGGTCTGGTCGGCCTGCGCCCTCGCCTGCAGCGCCAGCAATTTCGGGTCGGGCGGCGGCGCCGGCGGCGGCAATGGCGTGTGCAACGGCTGCCCGGTCTGCGGATCTCGCGCGGCGGGATCGCAGAAGAACCGGTCGGGATTCTTGTGCCCCATGATTTTCGTCAACTCCGCTGCGGTATTGAAAAGCTCACGGTCGCCGACCAGGTGCGCCTTGCCGCCCGCCAACAGTTGCTTCTGGATATTGGCCAGCGCCATCACTTGCGCGAATTGCTGCGCCTTGCCGCCGGCGCCGAGGCCGACATTGATGGTCATGTCTTCGCGGGTTTTCCAGCTTCTCGGATCGACCGCGACCCAGGTATTGCGCAGCCGCACCGTCTCTCGCGCCCGGCCGTGCTTGCGGATCGTGCCGTGCAGCAGCGCAAAGATATCGCGCACGCCCTCCGCCATGATACGCGCGATCAGCTTGATGCGCATCTGCGAAGCCGAGAACACCTGCGCCACCGCGGTCGCCGACTGGTTCTGCAGCGCGTTGGCGTCGATGCCCTGGCTTTGCCTGGCAAGCCCGCTGCGGGTTTCGAGCTCGGCATCGATATATTGCAGCATCGGATAGATCGAGGTGGTGATATCGGGCACCACCTGCCAGTTCAGCCCGCCGGCGGTCTTGGTGCGGACCACGCCGCCCGGGCGCGACACCAGCAGGTCGTCGAGTGTATTCGGCCCGGCATTGCTTTCCGCCACTTCCACCCGGGGGTTGTTGTGCAGATAGAGATTGTCGAGCGCGCCGCGCTTGAGCGCGGTCTTCTCCCGCTGCAGCGGCATCACCAGATCGGCGATCGAGCGGCCGAAGAAGCGATGTGTCATCGGCACCGGCGTCGTCGCCGCAAACGGAATCGCGTCGAACGGCGTGATGCATTCGCGGCCGTCCTTGCGCAGGATCTCACCATGGTCGCCGCCAGTGATCACCTGGTACAGGCAGGGCCGGCCGTTACCTTCATAATCCATCCGCACGTAATGTTCGGTGATGCGGACCAGCCGCGCCGCCGAATTCACATTGCCGGAAGAAGTGCCGAGATGTTCGCCCGCGGTATCGCGCGAAAGTGTCTCGATGCCGACATTTCCGGCAACATCGCCGAGCGACTTGATCTGCTCTTCGTCAAACCCTTCCGCGATCAACTGCCCCTCGGTCTTGGTGACGACCTCATGGAAGCAGTAATTGCAGTCGCGGATGCCGCGCGCGCCGCGCTCGATTCCGAACTCCTCCGGCGGAACGCCCATCACCTTCGCCTGGGCGAGCTTTCGCGTGGTGACGATGCTGACGTCATGCGTGACCGTGGAAGCGGGAGAGACAGGAGGCGGTGGGGCTAGCAACGGGGTCGCCATATTCATCAGCTCCTCGCCTCCGCGATCGCATCGATACCCCAGATCGCCGCGCCTTCGCGACGGCCGGCTGTCCTGTCGATGATCCAAATATAGGTGCTTGAGGCCATACTATCTTCCTTGAATGATGCTCGTCGTTCCGTGCGTTCAGGCGGCGCGGGCACTCTCGTTGCGGCCCACACCTGCAGGAGATGCGGCTGACCCGAGAATTGCGCTTCTGGCCAATTTGGCTCGAACAGCGGTGTCTCAATTATTGCGCAGATGATCCAACAACAACCCGAGTAGGCCGCCGGAATTCTGCGGCGACGACGTCGGTTGCACCGGCTGCTGCGACGGCGCCGCCTGCGTTGGCTGCCGCGGCTCGATACCTTCCAGCGAAGGCTTCCAGCCGGCCATCCCGCTCCCAAGCGGATTCTGATAACGCGAACTGAGGAACCTGACCGGCGGCTTGCTATTGTTTGGGCCGAGCGTTCCGACACCGCTTCGCAACGTCCTGGCGAAGGGAGAGAGTTCGTCTTCGGGTCCCATCGCTGGTGTAACCACAGCATCGCCGAGCTGCTGTCCGCTGACCGTGTATGTGCCTGCCCTGTAGGTCCCCAAATTTGAGCTTGCTCCACCCTCGATGGAAGTCAAACGGGGCAATCCCCACCTGTCTCGGGGAATGGTGTAGTTCATGGTGACGGATGGAATCATGGTCGACTGGTTCGCTGTCCAACCAGGGCCAAGCGTGTCTTTCGATGTCATTCCGTTTCTCAGGAATACCGGCCCGGCGCGAAGACCGAGCCGTCCCAGCAGTCCCAGCAACGGGAATCCCGCAGAATTGTTGTCCACCCCCGTGCCTGCGACTCCGGTCAGAGTAACGGATGGACTATCGACCGAGCCCGGATCCCAATAGTAGGTCCCCGATAATCCTCTGACGCCAAGGCGGCCAAAGGATGGAACTACTGAAACCGAG